CTTGAAGTTGCTTCCGGATTAATTTCTCAACTCCTGTCCGAGCCCAATCATCTTTGGGTTGCTTTAATAGATACCTGTAGAAATCATCCTTAGACATGGATGTTGGATCATTATCTCCAAGGCCACGCCAGGGTATTGTAACAACAGAAGAAATACTCTCTCCCAGCTTACTGAGCATCCGCCCTTGTGGGCTGGAAATATAGTTACCCTTCTTTCCAATATTGATAATCCGACCACCAGTAAGGGACTGCTCCAATCCATACCCTTCACTGGCGAAAAACTCCACCACTTCATCCGTAAGCTTACCAGAATCGATTAGACCAGAGATCTCATCCCAGTTAAAGTTATCCTGATTGGCCAGATCAATAACACGAGATCGATCTGATAGAGTTTTTGGAGCTTGAGTCTGTGTCTGTGGTAATTCCGTCACTGACTTCCATTCCGAAATTTTCCCTTTAATCAAATCGATTGCATCACGATCACCTTGCCTTGCACGGTTTTTCACATCCTCAGGAACCCCTGCTAGAATCTCCTGCTTCTCTGTGTCTGTGTATCCCATTGCTTTAATTTCCCTCTGGGTCTTCAAAAATACTGAAATCAGGCTCTTCCTCTGGCGGTGTATATTCTCCACCTCCGAGCAGATCATTGACATCACTATCGCCGATCTCTTCCTGCTCAGTGCCCTCAGATAATGAAAAAGGTTTCCCTTTTTCGTCGATATACCACATCCCCTGTTCACTTAGTAAAGCTCGATCAGTATCCAATGCAGCTATGAGGTTATTCAGCTTCCTTAACCAGACTGCCTTATCATCAGTTCTCTTTAACCCAGCAATTGCGAGTCTTGCACCTTCTTTATCAGACAAAGCACCCTTTAGAGCAGATACATTCTTTAACCACTCACCGGAAACAATTTCGTCTGCAATTGATGCACCAGCACTTCTTCCGCCGAGCCTTTTAGCTGTCTTAAGTGCCTCTATAATAGTACCTGTTCCGCCTACACCAAAATCAGCATTCTGGATATCATTCCGTAAACGCCTAATCTTATCTCGCTCTTGCAGTAACCTCTGTTGGTTTTTAACTGCATTGTTCTTATCAGTAACCTTCTGCTTCTTCGCAGATTCAACTTCTAACTCCTTTTTTTGATTTGAGTGTTTGAGCCCTTCGAGCTCTTGCTGCTCTTTCTGTGCTTTGAATTGGTTCTCTCTCATGGATTTGATATTCTCATCCATTTTATCCACCATCGACTCAAACATCTGGCCACGGACGGGATCTGAAGCAAAGTAAGCGTACCGTTTTTCAATATCACCTGCTCTTGCTGCATACTCATTCAGGTCAGTAATTCCCTTTAGTGATGCAAACTCTTCTCGGAACTTATTGAATGCACCAGGAAGAACTGCCTCCAACGGTGCTGCTTTCTGAGAAAGCTTATTGGTTACCTGATAGTAGGCATCATCAAATTGAGTTGCCCACCGAGCATCTCCCTGGACATGACTGTATCGACCTTTGATTGCTTCAAGCTTTGCATACATGGTCGCAATCTTACTCCGATATCCAGGGACATCCTCTTCATTCGCCGCCTCCATTGCATCTATCTGTGATCCAATCAATTCAAACTGCTGCAAAGCCCTTGGTAAATCTCCACTGGCACGATCTCTCCGAGCGATATCATCTTCAGCCTGACGCCCCAATGCCTCGACCTCCAACTCTTTCGAGTTCATCTGCATACTCCAAAGCTTTGCCTGCCTTTCCTCTTGTCGAACTGCACGTTCCTCCGCTCTCTGAAGACGTTGCATCTCCATCTCTTGACGTTGCTTCTGCTGGAATAGGTTACGCCCAGTCGAGAAGGCATTAATGAATGTGCCAACCGGGTTGGGTTGTGCGTCTGGTGCTTGTGCGTAAACTGCCATGATTAAGGTCCGTAAAGGGTGTTCTCTAAAGTTTGGTTCCATCCGCCTGATGGGGGAGCCATTACCGTGCCTTGACCGACTGAGGGAGAGACAGATGGTGTTCCTCCGCCGCCTCCAAATATCTTACCAACTCCCGACTTTAGACCCTTGCCGAGCATTCCCCCGAGTGGGCCACCGAGGGCGAATCCAGCCACACCTGCAATTGCGTTCATGATTCCTGCTTTATGTTGGGCTTCAGCTTGAGCCTTTGCGTTAAGGAAGGCTTGTCTGCGGTCTAGGTTTTGGCCTTGGACCTGTAGAGTCGTCCCTGGGGTCAGGAGCATAGAGGCTGGAGACATTGGGTTGATCTTCGGTGTAGCCTGGAAGAGTTGTTGCATGCTGGACATCGCCATACGTCTACGGAACTCGACCATCTTTGTGTGTTCAATCCCCAGGTCACGAAGAGCGGAGAATTTGGAAAAGTCGCTATTGCCTGTACCACGGGTCACTCCCATTTCTGCAGCTTTCCGGGCAAGGTTTTCTTCCACCTCCTTTGGCAGACCTTTTGTGTTTAGGTCCTCATTGAGTTGCTGCATCAATCGGCCACGGACTTTCGAGATTCCAGGCATCGCCTGCTCTAGTAGATCTATGGCTTGCTGTTGTGCTGCCTCATTTACCCGACTGGTGTAGTTCTGGGCATCCTGGAAATATCGATTGTTGAGCGAGAAGGTCTCGCCCATGCTGTTGCCTACATCGACTTCTCCAGCGTATTGTACTTTTGGTTTACTAAATAATCCCATTGGTCAGTCTCTCCTTAGTATCCCAACTTTCGCATCAAGAATGCGGTGTAGGATGGTTGTCGATTTTCGTGAGCATCTCCGCTTCCGGTAGAGTCGGTTGTTTTTGTATGAGGATTTAGAGTAGTAGATGAGGATTTAATGACAGTTCCATCCGCAGATCCATTATTTCCATCAATTGCAAAATCATGAGTGTGGGCAGGCATCTCTGCTTCTGTTAATGTATGGTCACGAGACCCGAAGGTATTACCAGCAGTGAGATAATCAGAATCGGAATCTCCACTTACTGTACCAACCAGTACCGCCCCCTCTGCATCAGTCGCATACTCCCATCCTGGATTCAGGGTCTCCGCACGAGCTTTACCTGTAGCAAACCCTGCGTATGTGCCAGAATCGATGTACACATACTTCATGTCTCCTGGAGATCCATCCTGAGTAACCCACGCCGATCCTGTGTACACTAGCATGACGTTAATATCTGTATCCCAGTAGACTTCACCTGCAACGGCATCACTTGGTCGATTATTTGTCGTTCCAGAATCCGTTTGACTAAATATTCTCCATTCCGTCCCCGTGTAAGTATAAAGGCCCAGTGGTCTTCCTGAAATAGAGTGTGTCTTCACCCAGAGGTCATTCGCACTTGCTCCAGTCGGTGCCGTAGGCTGGACCAGGATACTTCTTACAGTATCACTATCTGGGTCATCGGAATTGGTATCGATCTCCGTGTAAGTGCGGATCTGAGTAAGCAACGCATCCAATGCAGTAGGTGCTGGATCGCTGGATGGTGTCCCTTTTTGTGTGAGTGCGTACTTGGGCATTTTACGGTAGAGTGATTGGAGTGAGTTGTTCGGCAAAGACGCTCTCTGCCAGTGGTTTCAAATAGGCTTGCAGGTAGTCGATCTTACAGCGTCCCGTCCATGTTACACGAAACTGGAAGCTGTAGCCGGAAATTTTATCTCCTGGAGGTGTCGGTAGGGTGTACCGGGATAGATAATCCTGGTTACCAGAGTAGGTGACTGCAAGGGTGTGCCAGGTCCGCCAATCTTGTTCTCCGCCGAGACGATATTCAAAAACCAGTGACAGATTCTCCTGGATTTGGGAAAGCCAAGCATCCAAACGCCCCAAAGTTTTCAATCCCATAGGATCTCCAGCATTCATTTCACGAGTGACCAGAATCTGCTCTAGTCCAGTCTCTCCATCAAACGTGCCTTCATCTTTCTGGAGTTCCCAGAGTTCATCTCCAGTCGGAGTGCTTACTACGGAGTAAGCAATGCCATCCACATCGAAGATTTGATAAAAATAGTGGTCATCGGGCAAGTCCCAGAACCCATCAAATGACATTCCTGACTTCTGACCCAGTCGGTTGATCGATTCAAAGTTGATGGATACGGCACCTTCGTACAACCACTGGTGATTCTGGACCCTTGGATTGACCAAGGTAATAAATCGATCTCCAGCATGTACTGAAGAATTATGTTGTAATCCCCACGCATAGAATCTCTCTGGGATTTCCTGGTGGAGCCCACCGTAACCGGGAGACTGCTGTTCACCCACTGCCATTCTCAGTGATCGCAGACCATTGGTTGACCGGAAATAGAGGTCGTTATTGACTGTCGCGAACGATTCCGGACCTGCTACTCCAATCCCTGGGAGTATCGGTCTCAGGAAACCGTCAACAGTAGACCAGAGGTCACGGTCTGTAATTTCGGTGCGTAGAGAATATGTGTTCCGACTTGTACCAATGACCATTGACCCCTGGCCAGATGCGGTATCCATGATCGGAATCTCATGCAGTGCAGTCACTTTTTTATTTTTTACGATAGGGCGACCACCGAGAA